TTCTTACAATCGCGAAATTAAACTTTTAACAATCAACAACTTACAAATACCTATTTTATGGCACGTGGACGAAAGCCAAAACCAACAATCACAAAGGATTTAGCCGGTAATCCAGGCCATAGACCTTTAAACAAACTTGAGCCAAAATATAATGAACTTTCAAGTGTTGATGCTCCTGAGTGGCTTGATGATATGGCGCGTGAATCATGGAATTGGTACTGTCCTTTGTTAGTTAGTCAAAAGATTTTAACTCAAGCAGATTTACATAACCTGGAAGTTTTCTGCTCTTCGTATAGTCGATGGAGACAAGCAGAGCTGGACGTTAAAACAAACGGCATAATACTTTACGATCAACAAATGAAGCCGTATAAAAACCCAGCTAATACTGTTATAGCTGAATCAATTAAACAACTACTAACATCAGGTGCTTTTTTAGGACTTGATCCTTCCAGCCGTCAAAAAATTGTTGCACCAAAGGGGCCAGGAGCAAATCCATTTGCAAACCTATAAATTCAAAGAGCCTTGCATAAAAGATGCCACTAAGTACGCATTACAAGTGATTAGTGGTGAAATATCAGCTTGCAAGTATGTAAAATTAGCTTGTAAACGTCACATTGATGATTTAGAAAAATCTAAATTTGAATTATATCCCTACTATTTCGATGAAAGAAAAGCAGCAAAAGTAATAAAGTTTATAGAGCTGTTACCACATACAAAAGGGAAATGGGCATTTAAGCGTGAAACGTTAATAATGCAGCCTTGGCAAAAGTTTAATATTGCTTGCATTTTTGGATGGCTAAAGAAAAAAGATAACCTTAGAAGATTTACAGAAGTTTATGACGAAATTCCAAGGAAGAACGGAAAATCTGTCATTGCTTCAGGTGTTGGTTTATACATGTTTGCGCTTGATAATGAGTTTGGTGCAGAGGTATACAGTGGGGCTACAACTGAAAAGCAAGCTTGGGAAGTATTCAGGCCAGCTAGATTAATTTGTAAGCGAACTCCACAGCTTTGTGAAGCTATGGGGATAACTGTTAATGCTTCAAACCTAGTAAGGGCTGATGATGGCGCAAGATTCGAGCCGCTAATTGGAAAGCCTGGTGACGGTGCAAGCCCATCCTGTTCAATAATAGATGAATACCATGAGCATGTAACACCTGAATTATATGATACGATGGTTACAGGACAGGGAGCGCGTGACCAGCCGTTAAACTTTATCATTACAACAGCAGGAAGTAACATCTCTGGGCCTTGTTATGATAAAAGAGCGCAGTTAATAAAGGTTTTAGAAGGTGTTATTGAAAACGATCAATTGTTTGGAATTATTTATACAATTGACGAGGATGACGACTGGACTGATTTATCAAGCTTAATAAAAGCTAATCCGAATTATGGCGTTTCGGTTGGTGATGAATATTTGCAAAGTCGATTAAGGGATGCTCTACAAAGCCCAAGCAGGCAGGCAGCTTTTAAAACAAAGCATCTTAATGTATGGGTAGGTGCGCGTAATGCTTGGATGAACATGCAAGAATGGGGGAAAGCACCTAAACGCAAGTCATTAGAGGAATTGTCAGGGCGTGATTGCTTCATGGCTTTGGACTTAGCAAGCAAAATAGATATTGCTGCAATGGTTTTACTATTTCCACCTACTAAAGATGATCCTTTATTTCATGTGCATGGTAAGTATTATTTACCAGAGGATTTAGTAGAATCTGGAAGTACATCAAATTCAAGTCACTATTCAGGATGGGCAAAGCAAGAGCTTTTAACGCTTACACCTGGCAATATTATAGATTTCGACTATATTATGGACGATATGCGTGATTTGGCTACTAAGTTTAATGTTTTAGAGTGTCCTTTTGATCCATTCCAAGCTACTCAATTGAGTACGCAAATGTCGTCAGAAGGATTAAACATGGTTGAAGTTGGTATGACAGTAAAAAACTTATCTGAACCTATGAAGCAATTAGAAGTTTTAGTTCTTTCAAAGCTATTAGCACATGGTGATTGTCCTGTATTAGCATGGATGGCTTCTAACGTTACCGCTAAACTAGATTCAAAAGATAATATTTATCCTACAAAAGAGTTTACACAGAACAAAATTGATGGTATGGTATCGTTAATAATGGCGCTAGGAAGGTATATTGTTAATGAAAAACAAGACGATATTAACGATTTTATTAACAATCCAATCATAATTTAATGTCTATATTCTCATTCTTTAGGTTTGGCAGGTCAGCTATAGAAAATCGGTACGGTGTACAGATAAGCACTCCCACCACCAGTCTAATAGAAGATACGCCACTTACTAACGTTGATGCAGCCTTTCAAATATCAACAGTATGGAGAGCGGTTGAGATAAGAAGCGTATTAATTTCAACTTTGCCAATCATGGTATACAGGGATGAAAATAATCTAGCAGTTGAAGCACGAGATTCGATGCTTTGGACACTTTTGCATGATTCTCCAAATTCAAGAATGACACCAGCAGAATTTTGGACTGCTCTGCAAATAAATTTATTGTTACGTGGTAATGCTTACGCAAGAATCCAACGCAATGCGCGTACAGGTGAAGCAGAAGCATTATGGCCTATGCCAGCCGACCAAGTAGAATACAAACTGCTAAAGGATGGAACAGAAGTTTATTATTACCGTATAGGTGAAGATGTAGCAGTTTTATCGTCTGAAAATGTATTGCATCTTAAGGGAATGGGTAACGGCAATATTGGTTTGGCGCGTTTAGACTATATGCGTACTACTATAGGAGAGTCAATCAATTCACAAAGAGCAGCTAATAAACTTTTTGCTAATGGTGGAAAGCCAACAGGTATTTTAATGGTTGATTCTGTTCTTAAGCCTGAACAAAGAAAGCAATTACAAGATTCTTTTCAAGAAATGGCTACAGGATCAACTTCAAGATTGTTTGTACTTGAAGCGAGTATGAAGTACCAGCAAATTAATCTAACTCCAGAAGATATACAGCTTTTAAGTACAAGGCAATACACAGTTCAAGAAATTGGACGTTGGTTTGGTGTTCCAGCTATACTTTTAAATCAGACGGAAGGAACTACAACTCTTGGAAGTTCAAGCAATGACATAATTGAGTCTTTTTATAAGCTAACTATACGTCCTGAGATTGTATTCTTAGAGCAAGCACTTAAAAAGCGTGTTATGACTTCAAAACAACGCACCACATTATCAATTAAGTTTAATATGGATGCTTTATTGCGCGCAAGCTTAAAAGATAGAATGGAAATATACGCAAAAGCCGTACAAAATGGTATTTTTAGCCGTAATGAGTGCCGACAATTAGAGAATGATCCGCCCTACAAAGGAGGTGAACTATTCACAGCACAATCTAATCTAATGCCAATAGACATGCTTGGTCAACAAAATATAGCGAGTGTATCACATGCAGCACAAACAGTTACAGCTCAATAAAGCTGAAATAAAAATGAACCTGGAGACAGGGACATTTTCAGGGTATGCTTCAACGTTTGGTAATGTTGATAGCTATGGTGATACTATATTGCCAGGTGCTTATACTGCTACTTTGTCTGAATATGGCTTACCTAAAATGTTTTTTAATCATGACATGGAAGAATTGCCAGTCGGTAAATGGTTGAGTGCTGTTGAAGATCAAAAAGGGCTTTATGTTACAGGTGAATTTACACCAGATATGGAAGATGCAGATAATATCAAAGCTGCTTTAATGCACGAGACTATAGATGGCCTGTCTATTGGGTATATGCTTAAAAAAGATGATTATACTCCATCAGGAGACACTTCAAACGGACGAATTATAAAATCCGTTAGTCGGTTAGTTGAGATTTCATTGGTAACTTTTCCAGCAGATCCTTTTGCCCGTGTAGATAGCAAAAGCGAGATAGAACAACTTGAAACAGTAAGAGATTTTGAAAGATTCTTGAGGGATTCAGGAAACTTTAGCAAAAGCACAAGCAATTTATTAATTGCAAAGGCAAAAACCATTTTTGGACAGGGGGAACCTGTTAAAAAGTCGGTCGAAATAGATAAACTTTTGGCTAAATTAGCCGCAATTAACAGTAAACTAGGAGCCTGAAATGGACGATAAAACATTTGAACCAGTTATGAAACAACTGGACGCAATCGAGCAAAAGCTTAATGATTTCTCACAAAAAGCCGATGCAGAAGTAAAAAGCCTTGGAAAAGTATCAACTGATACAAATGCAGCACTTGAACAGCTTGGAATTAAACAACGCGAACTTGCTGATGAAATTATCCAGTTAAAACAGCGTGGAACTGGCGATACTCAAGAATCAAAAGAAGATTCATGGGGCGATCAATTCGTTAAATCTGCTGGTTATGGTTCATTCCAGAATGGCAGCACTAACCGCGCACGAGTTGAAGTTAAAAACACTGTGACAAATACAATCGGTAATACTTTTTCTGATCGTAAACCTGGTATTGTTTCAGGTGCTTTTAGAACTTTGACTTTAGAGTCATTGCTGACAACTTTGCCAACCACTTCAAACGCAGTTGATTATGTACGTGAAAACGTATTTACCAATTCTGCTGCTGAAACGGCAGAAGGCGCAGCTAAACCAGAGTCAGCAGTTACCACAACGCTTGTTTCTGAGCCAGTTGCAACGGTTGCACATTGGATCAAGATTTCTAAACAGTTGGCATCTGATAACGCAGCATTAGCCGCTTATATCAATTTGCGTATGGTGTTTGGTGTAAACCTTCGGGTTGAAAACCAAATTATTGCCGGTACTGGTGTATCTCCTAACATTTCAGGTTTTACAAAGGCTGGTAACTTTACAGCTCATGGCTATACATCAGCAGCTTTAGGCGCTATCAACCAAAAAATTGAATTGATACGAAGAATTATTGCTGATTGTTGGGCCGCTGATTATCCGGCTGATACTATTGTATTAAATCCGGCTGATTGGGCGTTGATTGAGTTGTTGAAAGATTCGCAAAACCGTTATTTAGTTGGCGATCCTTCTGCTTCAAAATCACCTGCTTTGTGGGGTATCCCTGTTGTTGTATCTAATGCAATGACAGTTGACAATGTGTTAGTAGCCGCGCTTGGAATGGCGGCAACATTCTATAACCGTGAAGGTATTATGGTTGAATTGTCCGATTCTGATTCAGACAACTTTACCAAAAACTTAATCACTGTTCGAGCTGAAAGACGTTGTATGCTTGCAGTTGAAAGACCGGCAGCAGTAAGATACGGCGATCTCACCCCCGCGTAGGCTATTGATCGTGTGTCCATTGCCCCTCAGGAATGGGGGGCTTTTTTGGAGTTTATATGTTAGTAAAAGTCAGATTATTAGGCCACGCAATGACAGCAAACTATGGTACTTTAGTTGCTGGAGATATATTAAATTGTGACAAATCCTTTGCAGATCATCTTGTTAATGATTGTAAAATAGCTGAATTTGTTGTTGAAAAACTAGTTGTAGAGCCTGAGAAAAAGGCAAAGAATGTTAAACAAGCTTAAAACAGCGCCAGTTACAGAGCCACTAACGCTTGCAGAAGTTCGAGCATGGCTTGGTATAACACAGGGAAGCGATAACGCAAGGGATGCAATGATAACGGCTGACATAGTTGCAGCTCGCAATTGGGCTGAGATTTATACAAGAAAAGCTTTTATAACTCAAACATGGTTGCATTATAGAGATTCATTTGTTAATTATACAAGCCAGGGTGGGCTTGATTTATTCAAATTTTACGATAGCCAGAAGTTAAGCGGGCCTGTTGCTGGTTATCCACAAGAAAAAATATATTTATTAGGCCCTTTGCAGTCTGTTACAAGCGTTAAATATTATGACGCTAATGGAACATTTCAAACAGTTGACCCTAGCATTTATTTTGTTGATACTGCAAGTGATACCATTGTTTTAAATCCAAATAAATCATGGCCTGTTACTTATGCAAGGGATAATTCTGTTATAATAGAATATATTAGTGGGTATACATCAGTTCCAGAAGATATAAAAACAGCTATAAAGTTTTTAGTTGGTCATTGGGAAAACTATCAACGTTCTGTTGAGGGATCATCAATAACAACAGTTCCATACGCTGTAAAACAGTTGCTTGATAACTATAGAGATATGCGCGGGTATTTTGATGCAGAGGTTACACGTTAATGAAATTACAGCAAGATATATTAAAAGTATTTGGTATTGATCCTAAATTTATTAAAGAAGCTGTAATAACAATTAATAGCAAAGGTGTTTTTATACAAACAACGTCTATTGTTTTAAATTTTGATGCAAAATTATATGATAATGTAATAACAAATTATAGGATAGAAAAAATATAATGCACATAAGGCGCAAGATTTTAGAAGATATACGTACTCAATTAAAAGTTTTATCCGATGTTGGCGGAGTATGGATTCAGAGAGTTGTACCAAATAGAGCGGCTTATCCTGCTGTTACAATATATAGTGAATCTGAAAGAGTAGAAATATTAACAATTCACACTACACCAAGACCACAAGAACGAGTTTTAGTTGTTTCAGTTGTAGTTTGGATTAATGGATCAGTTGACGATGAAAAAACAGAGTCTGATATGGATCAGTTAGCTTTATTGGTTGAGCAAACTGTAAGGACTCCTATTAATGCAATTGACTGCTACTTAACAGCAACAAGTTTTCAGTTCAGCGAAGATGACACAAGCTTAAGCGCTGTAACTTTAACTTATAACGTAATTTACGAAACATTAGAGTTTAATCCGGTCGTTTAGACTATTTTAACGCCAGCCGTGAGGCTCGCTATTCCTTAAGGAGTCCAGAAATGGCACAAGTTAGAAAAATGAGTAACGTGGCAGTTGCAATGCAATCTGCTTTAGGTGCTAATAAAACCATAACAGCAATTTCTTTGGCTGCGCCAGGTGTTGTAACCTGTACGCATGATTTTGCAAATGGTGATTATGTCTTAATGACTGTAAACGGCATGTATCAGTTAAACGGTAAAGTTTTCAGAGTTGTAAACGTATCAACAACTGTTAGTTTTCAGCTTGAAGATGTAACAGGCGGCACAGGTATCAGTACGGTTGGTTTTGCTGCTTTCTCAAGTGGCACAGCTAACAAAATTACTTTTGGAACATCAATTACTAGTGCTGCTGCACTAACTGCATCAGGCGGTGATTTTGCTTACTTGGATACAACTACTATCCACACTAACCAAAAATCACAAATTCCAGGCGCAGCTAATCCAATCAGCTTTGAAATGGAGCATTTGTGGGATATTACTGACGCTGGACAAATTGCCATGAAAAATGCGTCAGACTTGCAAAGCCAGTTAGCTTTTAAACTGACTTATGGAACAGGCGGTCCAATTCAGGTGTTTACTGGTTATGTAGGATACACAGGAGCGCCAACAGGAGCTGCACAGGACATTTTAAAGAGTAAGGCAAGTATAACAGCCTTCGGATCGCCCACGTACTACAGCGCGTAATTTATGAGTCTAATAGACAAAATAAAATCTGCTAGACGTTCGACTATTAAGGTAGATTCTTTCGAGTTTACCGTAAGCCGTCCGACTGACATGGATATGGTTAAAATGTCTGGAGAAAGCCGAGACGAATTTTTAAAAAAGTTTGTTGTCGATTGGAAAGGTGTTAAAGAGATTGATTTAATTCCTGGTGGTGATCCTTTTGAAGTGCCTTTTGATTCTGAATTGTTTTATGAATGGCTTTCTGATAACCCTAAGTATTGGGAGCCTATCATAAATGGAATTATAAATTCTTATAAAGATCATGAAGCAAAGAGGATAGATAACGAAAAAAAGTAAAACGCTGGCTTGAAAATAGCCAGTTGCCAGTTAAGAATAGTCAACCGCCTGAAAATTTTAACTTTGCTATATTAGTCTGGAATATGTGTGGAGGTTCAATTGATTGGCAAGCTTTGCCTATAGCTTGCGAGATATACGGTATAACTGATATTGAGCAAATGATTTTTAATTTAATGCTAATAAAGGAAAGTCAAAATAATGTCTGACATAGTTATAACAGGAACATCAGACGTTATCAGAAGATTAAATCGCTATAGTTTGCAGCTTGGCGATTTAGTTGTTAAAAATGCACTCAGCAAAGCAGCGCAACAATTGAAAAACAAGTTGCAACAAGCTGCACCTGTCAACAAAAAACCTTCACCATATTTTCCAGCAGGAAGATTAAAAAAATCTATACTGTTTAAGGTATCAAAAATCAACAAACGCGCTATTAATGGATCAATTGGATACTACATCAGGCCAAGAGAAAAAAGCGGCGCAGGTAAGCGTTATGGAAACCAGAAAAACGCTTATTATGCTGGTTTTGTTGAAAATGGCTACGAAGTTAAAGGCAAAGGTGCAATCGGTCAGCGTAGGATAGGTGCTACAGGTTTAAGATCAGGAAGAAAGACAAGGCCAAGTGGTAAGCGCGTTCAAGGCACCCATTTTATAGAACGAACTTTTGAAAGTAATAAAACACAGTTATTAAATATCATAACGCAATATATTGAAGTTTCAGGCGGGCAACTTGCGCGGCGCGAGGGATTATGAGCAACGGAATTAACATAGATTTAACGGCTAATCTTGCCAGGTGGACATCTTCACTAGATAGAGCTACGCAGGATTTAAACAGATTTCAAACTAATGCACAGCGCATAAGTGGAACCATTGGCAGTATATTTTCAGGACTTGGTGTTGGCTTAGGTGTTGGAGCATTTACAGGAATTATAAAAGGTTCGATTGATGCTGCTGACAATTTAAAAGATTTAAGCAAATCAACAGGCGTTGCTGTATCTGATTTAGCAGGATTAAAGCTTGCTGCAAATCAATCAGGAACTAATCTTGAAGATGTAGCACTGGCAGTAAATAAGCTATCTGTAAATATTGGAAAGAATGGTGAAAAGTTCAGGCAGCTTGGTATTGATGCAAAAGATCCTCTAGTCGCATTTCAACAACTTGCAGATGTATTTGTTAGTATTAATGACCCGCAACAAAGAGCTGCTTTAGGTGCTGCTGCATTGGGTAAGTCATGGGCAACAGCAGCGCCATTGTTAGCAGAAGGCGGGGCCGCTATTGGTCAAATGGTTGCACGTGGTAAAGAGCTTAATCCTAATATTGAGAAATTAGCCGAAAATTCTGATAGATTTAATGATGCTTTGAGTGATTTAGGAGCAAATCTTAAAGGTATAGCTGGAAGTATTACGGGTTCTATACTTGATGGATTTACTCAGTTATCCGACAAAATCAGTGAAGCAAGCGGAAAAGTAAAAACATTCAATTCAGTTTTAACAGGTATAGGTAACTTTGCTTTTAATCAGGAAGGGATTAGAGGGTTATCTGTTGAAATAGATAATATCAACAATAAGATTGTATCTCAAAAAGATAAAATAGCTAAATTAAAAGATGGTGGTGGGCTTTTTGCGCTATTGTCAAACGATGACATTAACTTAGAGAAAAACAAGCTAGATCAGCTTTTAAAACAGCGAGAAGATGCTGTAAAACAATTACAGGCTGAACGTTCAAAAATAACAACACCTATTTCTCCCAGTAGTCAAGCTGTTCAAAATTTTATTGGTGGTGGAGCAAAAGAAAGAACGCCATCAGTACAGCGAGCAGCTAGAGTTAGACTAACAAAAGAAGATACCTTATCAGAAGAAGATTTAGCAACTTATAGGGAGTTTGACCAGATATTAGAAGAGGGAACACGCATAGCAATTAGTCAGCAAAATGCAATATTTGATGTAACAAAACAAGCATCTTTATTAAAAGCAGAATTGGCAGACTTTACACCGCCTGCAAGCAATGATTTTGAAGTAAGGCTATATAAA